ATCTGGTCAATGATCTTGTTTGCACGTTCAATCGCTTGCGGTGCCTTCTGAACTGCATCGTAAGTCGCTTGAACGTCCTTGCCTTGGGCGGTTGCTCCTGCAACAGCTTGGGCTTTCCCTCCTTGCGTCGCCAAATCAAGGCCGGAGTCAAGTCCAAATACTCGGCCAGAAACAGCGTCAGCGACAACGGGCTTTCCAAAGAACGGAGAGTTCTGGTTCTTGTCGATCACACGAATTGGCTTGATTGCCTCTCCGTTAGCCCCCGCAGCCCCCCTCTTCTTCGCCTCATCACTCCACTGAAGCAAGCTAGGATCACGCTTCGCCCAAGCATCTTTCTTCGATTGGTCAGTATATTTCCAACCGTTCTGCACGAACTCTGTACTCAAGGCTTGAAGCAACGAAGCATCTTGCTTGGCGCGGCTCTCAGCAGATTGAGCCTCAATCTTCTCTTGGGCTAGCCTAGCGGCTTCCTGTTGCCTGTCCTCTTGTTCAAGCCACTTTGCTCCAACCTGTTCCATTCCAGGGACGGCAAAAGCACCTTGAGCAGCCCTACCAAAGTTGAAGCGAGTCATACCCGGAGTCTTGACCGGAACTTCCTCACCTGCCGAGTAGGCATCAGGAGTTGTTTCATTGTACTGACCAATATTCGCCATGAACTGACGCTTCGTGGCCTCATCCTGAGCCGCCTTCTCCCTCTGCGCCTGCTGCCACTCCCACTCCTGCGCCTTGCGCTGTTCAAGCAGGTCAGAGAGCATGCGTTGGCGTTGAGCGTCGTAGCCTTGAAGGAAGCGACCCGCAACATCAGGCGCTTGGAGTCCGCTGAAATCTACGAGTGATCTGGACATGGCATCAATCCCAAGCGTAGCCGCCGCCACCCATGAATCCGCTGCCAGTTCCAGTTCCCCACGGAGACTGTGCAGTACCCATTCCAACACCAGCTACAGCAGGGCGACCACCCAATGCGTAGTAGTTGCCAAACGCATTACCTAGGTTGCCGAGCGTGTTGCCCCACATCTGTCCCTGTGCAATGCCAGCTTGTGCTTGTGTCGCCGCGCCTTGAACGGCTAAATCACCTGCCGTTCTTTGTGCTGCAAGATTATTTTGTCCAACATCTCGATCAGCCACCTGACCGATGTTTGCCAGAGAAGCCAAGCGATTAAATCCTTGCGTGTTCTGCTGGTTACGCATGTTGTAGATGTTGTTGTACCGATCAGCAGCATTCTGCTTGCCGTAATCAACAAGTGCGCGGAGGGTGTTACCGCTGTTCAGCATCCCGCGAGCAGAGGCGTTGCCTTGAAGACCAAGTGCCCCACGCTGCCCTGCTTCAAGCATGGCAAGGTTGTAGGGGTCTTCCTCCCAACCCTGCATTGAGACAGGGGCGTAAGTTTCAAGCTGCGGTAGCGCACGAAGCCCAGCCTGACGCCACGGTTCTTGGCGCTCTGCTTCTTCACGGGCGGCAGCAAGTTGTTGGTCTGCTTGGTATCTTGCAGCGCCAGCGGCGGCATCGCCTGCTTTGCCCGCTTTGTAGCCTGCGTAAAGATTACCGGCCGCACCAATCGCAGCCGCGCCTAGAATTGCTCCACCGATAGGCATGGTTAGCCTCCTGAAACTTTACGTTGAAAATCGCTCACTGCTGAACGATCTATCCGTACCGTTCCGAAGTTCGGCTGTACGTTAAATTCTTTCAGCACATTGTAGCGTAACTTGTCGAACTTTACATGCGGAAGAAGGTAGTTCCACACTTCTTCCATAACGTTCTCGTCCCACACAGAAGAGAACTTCACCATCGGGCATTTCAACTGTTCGTGCCGCTTGTAGATGTAGTCAGGTATCGGCTGAATACCAATATCAATCAGGTCGGTATCACAGGTCGCCTTGTCTCGGTCGATATACACCACCGGACAATCCAGCGAATTGACCCACTCAGGGTTCATCCAAAGTCCGGTGCAGGATGCTCCGAAGTACCGGCCTTCAATCTGGTGATCTTTAATCTCATCCATCGTCATGGTCGCAATAGGCTCATGCAGACAGATACTTTTCTCGGTCGTGAAGAGGTTGGCAAGCCAAGTGGTTGCCGAACGAGGGTAGCCGAGTATTAGGAAGTCACACATAAAACGCCGGCGCCTTGTTCTTCGTCGCCATGTTGCTCGACTGGTAGTGAATATCAACGTAGTGAATGAACGGCTTTCCAGCCCCGCCCGTAATGGTCGGGATGGTCGGCACATCGAAGTGCATGATGATGAGTCCGTCCGTTTCAATGTCGTCGCTGTCCAACTGCGAAGCACTTGGCGAGGCGGCAGAGAACTGGATTTCATCAATCCGATGGAACTTGCTCGGCGTGTTCGTGATGTTCAGCGAGCTGATCGTCTGTGTCAGGTTCTTCCTCGTAAAGAAAGCCTCCTGATTGTGGCCCTTGGCGTAGGTGTAGAAGTAGTCACAAACCAGCGACCCGCTAATGTCTGTCCCGTTATGGCTCCAATGGACATGGATGTACATATCCGACCCCGGAACGTAGTCGTGCGGGATGTGGAACTTCAAAGGCCCATAGTGGTCACTGGCACCAAAAGCCCAATCCTCAACGGGAGAATCATAAGTCGTCAGCGTCGGTCGTCCTGCGGCAGTCGGTCCAAGCCCAATCGGACCCTCCAAATCCCGCCACCCAAACGTCGGCGTCGCATGATCTACCTTGATCCCCGACCCGCTCAGGCCGGACAGGATCAACCCGTCAAAGATGCCGTTCTTGACCACGTTAAACAGGTCACGGAACCAATCCAGCCAAGCCTTCGTGCCTTGGTCTTCGCGCAGGGGCGGCGGATTAAGTTGCTGGCTCATTTGAGTTCAAACCCCATCCATGCCACCTTCACCGGATCGGTCATGGAAAGTTCAAAGATGCGGTCACGGCTCTCGCCAAGACGCCTCCAGATGGCGCGGTAGTCTCCCCGCCCAATCCGGCCAAGGCTCGACCAATGTTCGTTCGACCAGGTGTGACCGCCATCGTCCGACCAGCGCAGCATGACTTGAGGATCGTCGCCCTGCTGAACGCCGTCCTTGCCAACGCCGGTCTCTGCAATCAACTGGCCCTGCGAGAAGAACATGCGCTCGCCACTCTGATTGATGTGTCCCCACGAACGCAGGCGCTTCAAAGGCCCGCCGTTCTCATCGTAGGTGTCAAGGTCAAGGCGGCTCAAGCGACCGTTCTCGAAGTCTCCGACGATCACCTTGTCCATGAAGTTGGCACCGGCATTGGCCCGGTTCCGCGTCATGGAGCCATCGTCCAACATGGAAGTACGCTCATGCCACAGTTTCGTCGTGGCGTCGAAGCACCATGTCTTCTCAACGGTCGGGAAGGTCAGAACGTAGAAGTGGTGCCCCTCTTGGAAGTAGCTCCACGCAATCGCATCATCGACACGCTCGTAACTGCTGATCTCCCGTTCGATAGCCGGGGTGCTGATCCTTACAGGCGTGTAAGCATTGGCAACAAAGACGCCTCCGCGATTGCCCAACCAGACCAAAGAGCCATCGACAACTGCCACCGAATAGACGGCAGCAAGCCCCTGCTCGATGAAGGCATTGGTGTTCTTGGCAAAGCTGAACGAGGTCTGCCCGTTTCCGTACCAGACTTCGCAGGTCTGCTCGCCCATCAGCCATAGGTCGCGGTGGTTGGCGATAACACGAACTAGGTTGTCACTCGATCCTTCCTTGGATGCGAAGTTGAGTGCGTTCCAAGTCGTGCCGTCAAGCAAGTCAGACTGCCAGAACTGGCGGGTTCCAGGTTCCTCAACCACGAAGTAGCCGTCGATGTAGGTGACAGTCTTCGCGCCAGTCGGGTAGTTCGACGCAATGGTGGAAAGCGTGTCAGTGGCAGTGGTAAGCAAGTAACCAGTGCCGCCAGTCGCCATGATGATTTCGGCCACGTTGTCGGCAAACACGACATAGCCGGTGTTGTTGACCGTTCCCAACGTGGTGACGATTGAATCCTCGTCAATCTTGTAGAGCGTGGTGTCCATGACGACGTACAAGAAGCTACCAAGGACGTGCATCCCACGGCACTGACCGGAGAGCAGTTGCCACTCCGACATGCCCGGCGTACCGAAGAAAGCGCCAATCTCACGGCCACCGGGCGCGGTCATCTCGGCGTAGAGATTGACGCATCGCTGGTCGTTCAGATTGCTGCTACGCGCCTCATAAGCGCCGCCGAGGAACGGAGTCTTCACACCGTCACCCCAGAGTAAATGTCAAACTGCTCATTGAGCATCTGCCCAAGCTCAGTCGTGGCAAGCATCGGTCGGTTGTTGGCTCGCTTGATCGCCGCCTTGGCCTCACGCGCCACCTCAACCACAGTAGGCGATGCTTCCTTGCCGTACTCCGGCGCAAGCTCGATTGCCAGTGCGTAGGTCAGGGCGCGGTTGTAGCCTTGGGGAAGGGAAACGGTTGTGCCGACACTGGCGAACTCGGAAACGGTCGTCCAAGTGACGATGTGCAGCGATACGGCCTGCGTCGGGACCGGATAGACCAACAGGGTGCCAGTCGCCAAAGTCGGCTCGTAGTAGGCAATGGTCGGAATGTCGCCGGTCGCAGACTTGTCAGGAATGGCGAACCATTGATCCTTCTCGTACAGCGTGACCGGGGTATCAATGCCGTTGATCCGGACAAAGCAGTTTTCAATCTTGCTCGGTCGAGGGGTAATGACAAAGTCCCCCGCCGGACCCACCGTGTAGCTGCCGTCACCCGGCGAGAGGGTGAATGCGGTATCGACCATCGCATAGACGTACAGGCGCTCGGTCTGCCAAGAGCCAATCATCATGTTGAGCGCAGCAAGGGCATCAGTCGATTCGTTGCCAGTGGCCGACTCGCCAGAAGCCAATGCGCCGAGAAGGCGCAAAGCGCGGTCGATGATGGTTTGGGCGGTAGTTGTGACCGTCTGAAACGGGATAATGACAGGCATCTCAATAACCTTCCATTGCCTTAGAGTCGTGCCACATGGCCCAACCGATAAATCCGATCAGCGCCGAAAAAAGAAGAAACCAAAGCATCTTACGACCCCCCAAATAACCAACGCACGAACGGGGCGACCGTTTGCCTTGATACATTCGCGCAGAGCAGCATCGGCCTCCGACCGTGACATTGTACCTTTGACGCCGTACTGAACGTCATGCTGGTGACAGCAGGAGTTGATGCTCTCCTGATTGGTGTGGAGGACGGTGCAGGAGGATTTCATCATGCGACCGTCACCACAGCAGTCCATGTCGTTGTCCCGTTGGTATTCACATACATCCGGTCGTTGGTTCCAGAACCGTCAGTTCGGAGATAGAGCGAACCCTTTGCGGCGGAAAGCGTCGGTGCGCCAGAACCAAAGAATACACCAAGGTTGGTAGTTGAGGACATTGTAATTCCAGCCCCGGCAGTTCCTCCTGCCGGAACGGCAGTCGCACTATGCACTTGAACGCTTGCCGATGTCGTTACAAGACCAGTGCTAGATATTCTCATTCGTTCTGTTAGCGTTGAAGCACCGTCAGCCGTTGTAGAAAACACAAGGCGTCCTGGCATATCAGATGCGCCCGGAGTGCCATCAACAACAGCCCTAATTTCAGCAACCGGAACCGCAGTGGTTGTTCCGTCATCCGCAACCCACAATATGACACCAACAGGATCATTATTTACAACGATAGTGCCGAGAGTTCCAACCGTGGTGCTTCGTGACTTTAGAAAAATCCTGTTAGACGAGTTGGTAGATGCAGCGAAAAAAGCAGAAAGCTCAGATGCCAAACCTACTGTCGTTCCGATCTGTTGAAATTGAGCAGATATACCAGAAACACTTACCCCTGATCCGCTAGTTCCGATCAGAACTTTCCCGCTGCCGTCAATTCTAAATGGCGTCGAATCCGGGTTAGAAGAATCCTCAATAAGCAGAGCGTCCCCGGTTCCTGTTTGGGTAACGGTAAGTGCTGGACTGGAACTATTTACAACAATGGTTCCTGGGGATGTCGAGCTGTACCCAATGGTCACATCGCTCTCAGTGACATCCGATGTGCCATAGACCACGCGAATGTCGTAGTCTCCATTGGCAGCGTAGAACTCAAAGCCCCCACGAGAACCCGTGGTGAGTGGGTTACTCGCCGGGGTTACACCGTCGTCGGAGTAGATAGTGGAAGGTGTCGTTGTGCCGGCTGCGTAGATGTAGACGCTGGCACTGACAACAACGTTACCACTTGGGTCGAGAACTACGTCTTGGTACTTTTCCATGACTACTCCTTACGAGGCCGACCCGGCCCACGCTTGACGGGTTCTTCGGCCACAGGCTCCGGTTCAGGTTCTTTGCCGGGTTCTTCGGTCCAGCCGGCATGAGCCTTGTGATCCGCTTCGTTCTTCACCAGAACGGATTCGGCGCCTTTGTAGAGCCATTTGGGGTAGGGGTTGTACATGCTTCCTCCTTAAATCCGCTTGTAGATGCCCCCTGTTTCCAAGGGGCACACCAAGCAGACTAGTGCTTAGTTGGAGAACAAACGAGCAGCCAACTGCGCACGGAGGGTCTTATAGCCGTACAAAACATCAAGACGGCAAGGGAACTTGTCGTTGGTGATGTCGTACTGGCGAACAATCCGCATCGAGATGCCGTCCATGACTTCACGGGCCGACCAATCAACGCCTTCCGGCATCACAAGGTCAGCGGTCGCAAAGGTGAAAGCGTCCGGATGGAAAACGCACGACTGGTTGTAGACCTCCGAGGCACCAGCGCCAACCTTGGTGATGGCAGCGTTATCCGCCGGGGAGGCGGTCACGGTCTGCGT